GGCGTCCACGACCGACGGCGCCACGCCCTGGTCGGCGTCGTCCGCACCCATGACGATGCCGACGAGGCAGGCCTCCGTTTTCTTTCGGACGAGCTCGGCGTTGGTCCAATCGTCGAGATCGCGCAGCGCGCGCATGACCGGCGCGCCCCAGGGGACGCCGCGCTGCTGCACGCGGTCGCGCTTGAAAAGATGGATCACGCCGTCCGCCGGAACGCGAACCGACGCGACGCTACGCGAGAGCGGCACCGCGATATCGCCCGGATGATCCGGGAACAGCCAGTAGGCAACGCGCCGGCCGAGCGGATCGTATTCGATGCCGCGGATCGTGCGGCTGCCGTCCGGCCGGCCGTCGATCTTCGACTCGTCGAGATGGTCGGCCTCGTTCAGCTGGATTTGCAGCGGCACCGGCAGGCCGTCGCTGGCGCGGCGGATGCGGCGCCGGGCGAAGATGTCGCCTGCCTCGACCATTCCCGAGACCGCGAGCGTGGTGAGCCCATGAAAGTCGCTGCGGCCGTCCGCGTCGCAAACCTTCGACCATTCCGCGAAGAGATCGTTGATCCTCTTGTCGAGCGCCTCGTCGCCGCTGGCCGCGCGCGGGCATATGCCCGAGCCGACGATATTGCTGACCCAGGCGCTCACGGCCTTCGCCGCGTGCGGGTTGTTGCGCACGAGGTCGCGCATGCGGTTGCGCAGAACCGCGCCCGCCGAGGCGATCTCCGCATCCGCCGACGCTCCGGTCGAGCGCCAGCCGTCGGTGCGCCGGCCGGCGGCGGCGCCGTCATAGGCGCGCTTCGCCAGGCCGGCGAACGCTTGCCGCGCGACCAGGCGCTTGACCGCGGCTCTCGGAGCGATGACCGCCACCGCGCGATCGAAAAGCGACGGCGTGGTAAAGGAACTCGCCCGGTTCATCGATCGCCACGGCCGAACGAGGCAAAGCCGGCGATCGGGCGCGGATTCCCGCCAGCCGCATCGATCGCGCCCTCGATGGTCTGAATGCGCTTCTTCAGATCATCGGCCGATGCGTATTCGACGGTCTTGCCGTCATAGCTGACGCGAAGCGTGCCGCTCGCATAGGCCGCCTTCAGCGCATCAAGCTCTGCCTGCGTCCAGCTCATCTCAGCCATCCTCTGCCGGCGTCGCGGCCGGAAAACCAGTTCGAGCGCCGCTTCTCGCCGGCCTTTGCCGGCAGATGCACTTGCCCGGCCTGCTGCTCCCTCGGCCGATCGTCTGCGACCTGCTGCTCGAGCGATTGCCACTTCGCTTCGGTCCAGCGATCGATCCCGAGCAGCCACGCGGCGGCGCGGGCATAGACGCGGCAATCGAGTGCCTCGTTGCGCTCGCGCATCTGCCGCCATTCCAATTTCGAGAAGCCGCGCCGATCGCGAACGGTGACGAGCTGCTCAGCCGTGAGCTGCTTCACCCATTCCGCGGTGATTCCCGCCGGCAGATGCACGAAGCCGTCCGGGAACGCGGTCCCGTCGGCAAGCTCCTCGTCGGTCGGCCGGTCCAATCGCAGGAAGCGGTAGGTCTCCGATTTGAAGACCGCGACCGAGACCCTCCACAGCTTCACGCCGCGGCGGATTTTTCGTCCGTCCTCAGTGGCGTCCACGTAACTCGGACCATCGACCGGTGCTGAGCGGTCGAACCCGTCGATGCCCTTGATGGCAACCGCGACGCCGGCGCCGAACCTCCGCACCCAGGAATAGACCTGCGATGTCGATCGCCCGTCGCCGGAATCGATGGCAAGGCGCGCGATCCGCATGGGCGCGCCGCTTTCGTGCTCCCACGTCGCGCCGAGCAACTTTGTCAGGGTGTCCCAGACGGCACCGCCGGATGTGTCGCCTTCGAGGACGACGTGATCGACAAGCCAGCTTTCGAGGCCGCGGCCCCAGGCCCAGACATCGACCTCGATTCGCTCGTGCTGAACGTCCGCACCGGCGGTGAGAACGAGTGCGCCGCGCGGCACGGTCTTGAGCGCATGATCCTTTGTCCGCTCGTAAAGGCGTTGCCAGTCCGGCGCTTCGCCGCGCTCTTGCCAGGTCTCGCCGAGCAGCGTGTTCTTCGCCGCCTTCAAGGCGGCGTCGTTACCCTGCGCCGCCCCCCATTCGCGGGCAATCTGCGCCCATGAGAGCCATCCGACCGGCGAATAGAGCCCGGAGATGTGAAATCCGACCACATGCGGGTCGGCACATTCGGCGGTCGCACGCCACTCGCCGCTTGCGAGCATCCAGGTCTTGTGATGCTCGGCGATGCCCCGCTCGCAGTTCTCGCAGATGTACTCGGCCGTCTCCGGACGGCCTTTCTCCCAGCGCAGCCGCTCGAACTTGAGCCACTGCATGAACCGGCAATGCGGGCAGGGGACGAAGTAGCGGCGACGATCCGAGGCCTCATATTCGCGCTCGATGCGGGAGAGGCCGCGTATCGTCGGCGTCGAGACCATGAACACCTTCCGGCGATGCCCGAACGTTCTCGTGCGCGCTTCGGCCAGCGCCACCGGATCGCCTTCGCCTTCGACATCGCCCGGATAGGCGTCCACCTCGTCGAGGAAGAGCCAGCGCGCCGGCATCGACCGGAGGCCGACGGCGCTGTTCGCGCCGGTAAGGACGAGTTGGCCGCCGGCGAAGCGTTTCGCGAGAACCGTATTGCCGGAATCGCGCATGCGCGCCGGCATGACGATCCCGCGGAGTTCCGGGCTTTCCTCGATCAGCGGCTCGATGCGTTGCTGCGAGAGCCGCTTCGCGAGATCGGTTGTCGGCTGAACCGCGAGAAACGGTCCCGGCGCCTGGTGGATGCAATAGCCGATCCAGTTGTTGCCGGCTTCGGTGGCGCCCACCTGCGCCGCTTTCATGAACACGATCTTCCGGGCAAGATGCGCCGGCGACAGCGCGTCCATGATGGCGCGCATATACGGGGTGCGATCGGTCCGATAGCGGCCCGCCTCCGAGGAGGCGCGCGAGGAAAGGATGCGATAGCGGTCCGCCCATGCGGAAACCGTCAGCGCCGGATCGGGCGCGAGACCGCGCGCCCAGGCGCGGATGATATCGGCCTCGCCGTCATAGGCCTGCCCCGGACCCCGATCCGGGGCCTCACCGGAGTTCGACCCGGACGTCCGAGAGTTCGGCGAGATGCCGTCGGACATGCTTTTCCAGAACCGTTTCCATCTGATGCGGATCGACGCGAAGCTCGTTCGCCATCAGGGCGGCGACGCGCGCGGGCCATTGCACCCACGCGTCGCGCTCGCGACGCGCCAGGCCGAAGACCGTGGCGACCGCGCGCGCCCGATCGACAAGCTCACCCTTGATCTTCGCGAGTCGGACGCTGCGCTCCTGTGCCTTGATCACCTCGTTCGCGGTGCGGGCGCGCAGGAAGGTCACGTCGCCTTCCGACTTTTCTCCGGATTCGCGGAGTGTCTTCTGAACGGTATCCAGCGCCGTGCGCGGGACCGCCTTTTCCTGACCGGGCTCCCGCGCCGACTTCTCCGCCATGGGCGCATGACGGCCGCGCTGCTGCGCCGGATCGGTGCGCGCGGCCCAGTCGTGATCGGCCTTCTCGGGATCGATCGTGCCGTCGGGTTCGAGCGTGATCCGGCCCGCGGCGATCGCCTTGCGAACGGCGTTCTCGGCGACGCCGCGCTGGCGCGCATAAGCCCTGCGGGAGAGACCCATGCTGCTCCAGCGCTCCCGATATGCTCGAAAATCCAGTGACTTGGCAGTTGCTCTCCTGCGCGGGTCGAGCCTGAGTGACCCCCGTCAAACGGAGGGCAATCCATGCCGAAAGTTCATCCGCCAACCGAACGCGATGCCGCGATCATCGCGAATGCGGTCCGGTTCGACATCGCGCTCTTCATTGGTCGCGGCAAGTACGCGCACGCTTCCGTGCGAACCTTGGCCGAAGCGCGGAACGAAGCCGCGACCGCCCTCGAAGCCGAACATCCCTACGGGCGCCGCGCCCTGATCTACGCCGTCGACGCCGATGGCCGCTCGGCGCTCGTCACCGACGACATTTCAACCGAAAGCAAGGAGAGCTCAATGAAGACCTATGCCAAGAAGTTCAACGCCCAGCGGGCCGCCAAGGCCGCCGGTCACAACCTCGATGAAATCGAGATCGTCAAAGCGAAGGACGGCTTCACGTGGCGCGTGAAGCAACAGCCGAGGCGCGCCGACGCCCGTGATGCGAAGCTCACGTCCGATCCCTCGCGTGAGCCGCGGGCGAACAGTGAGCCGCAGGCCGCCGCACCGAGGCGCCCGCTCGGCAAGCGCGCGCAGATCGAGGCCGACGCCCGAGCCGGCAAGCTGCCCGAGCCGCCGGATTTCAGCGCGGAGACGCACAAGCGGTTTCGCAACAAGCTCGCGTCCGTTGTCGAGCTTGCGAAGGCCGGCGACCTCAACGGCCTGCGCGCCTTCGAGATCAATCCGGTCAGTTCAAGCCCGAATGCGATCAAGCGTTACCGCGATCTCTGCATCATGGCGCTTGAAGCGCAGGCGGCGCGCTAAGGCCGCGCCGGCCCAGCTACGTTCCAGAACAACACGCGGCCCGGACCCTTCCGGGCCGCGCACAGCTCCCAGGCCTTTGCGTCGTAGTGCGGATCGGACGGAAACGGCGGTTTGCTTCGTGCCTCTCGCCCGAACGGAAGCGGGTATTCGTGGATCGCGGCTCCGGCGACATCGGTCGGGGACAAGGCGCGTCCGATCCGGACCACGTGCCGGCGCGCCGCCGGCCAGGCGCGGGCAAGGCCTCGCGCGAGAACTCCCGAGCCGGCTGCACACCAGACCTCATCCGGCTCGATGGCGAGCGAGCCCGCCGCCTGCGCTATTGCCTCGATCACGAACTCGGCATCGACACCGAACGGCACGAGGGCGGCTCGCGTTCGCTCGCAATATTCGCGAGCGCGGGCCTGAACGACCGACAAGTAGCCCGGCTCGACAGTGACGACCTTCGCGCCGAGGCGCGCTGCTTCAAGCGTTCGCGGATGCGGACGAATGCGATGCGCCACGAAGATCGTCGCCCGCTTGCCGAGCTGCCGCGCGACCGTTGCCAGCGCCGTCTGCGCGCCACCTTCCGCCGGGCTGGGATAGACGGCTTCGTCCGCGCCGGCGAAGAATGTGCCGATGAATCGTGCCTTCGTCCCGCCGGGATAAAGATCGTCCCGAACCACGAGAACGTCGTCGTGCTCGGCCAACACCGGAATGGTTGCAGGGGCCGGAATCGAACCGGCTACCTCGCGGGTATGAGCCGCGCGCGCTGCCAATGCGCTACCCTGCTTCAAGCGTCGTCTCCTTGAGCGATTTCGCCGAACTCCACGGCGCCGCAAGCCTCCGTCGCCTTGCGGGGATCGCCCCTGACGAAGACCATGACGTTCTGATGGGTGCGCCCGAGCTTGCGCGAGATATCGAACTGCCGTCCGACGCGCACCGGCAACGAGCCGACCGCCGTGACGAGGATGGCGTCGTTGTAGAACCGCGCGCCTGCGGCCTCGAAGGCCTCGACCGTGCGGCCGGGCAGGTTCACATAGCCGCCGTCCTCGTCGCGCACGTCGCCGACGACCCAGACCGCGAAGCGATCGTCACGCAGTCGCGCGAGCGCGCCTCGAATGATCGCCCCGTAGGCCGCGAAGAACTCCTCGCGCGCCATGTTCGACAGATCGGCCGGATCGTCCGAATAGCGCTCAAGATTCCAATACGGCGGGCACGAGAAGATCAGGTCTGCTTCGACATCGGCGGCGAGCCGCGCGATCTCGCGCGCATCGCCCTGTCGCCATTCAGGCTCAGGACCGTCGGCGAGATGCAACTGGGCGATATTCGCCGCCACCTGTTCGGGGCGAAGCTCGATGCCGACATAGCGCCGGCCGAGCCGGGAGGCGACGATGCCGCGAACCGATCCGCCGGCGAAGGGATCGAGCACCGTTCCGTTCGGTGGGCAGAACCAGCGATAGGCGATCTCGCAGAGCACGGGATCGAAGATCGAGGTGCCCGATCCGACATCGAGGATTGCCTGGCTGACCGGATCGAGATCTTCGGATTCGCGATCACCCTTCACAAAAGTGAGGTTTGTCATAACGGCCGTCCGCGCCCGTCGCCGCGCGCCTTCGATTTCGAGTAGTCGGCAGCCGGCAACGGCGAGCCGCCCGGCGCGGCGCTTGCCTTCGCTCTCTCGTTCCGCACCCGATCGAGCGGCCGTGGACTTCCGCCGGGCGCGGCGCCGCGGCCGAGCTCCGAGCGGATGCCGAGATCGATCCAGGCGCGCTTGCGCTCCTGCCACCAGCCCTTGCGCGCATCGAAGACCGTGAACGGCGGAATGCCGAAGCGCTCGGCCAGCGTCGTGGACGCTTCGGACGTCGACAATCCGGCGGGAGGAGAACCGGAATCGTCGGCGTTCTCGCCCCCGAGCGAAGCAAAGCCGTCGATCGAATCGAGGATGCGGAGAAGTTCGGCGTCGCCGAAGCCGAGCACGTCGAGATCGAACTCGTCCTCGTGCAGCGCCGCGAGCTCGGCGCGCAGCATCGCCTCGTCCCAGCCGGCGTTTTCGGCAATGCGGTTGTCGGCGATCACCAGCGCGCGCCGCTGCGCGTCCGACAGATGATCGAGGACGATGACCGGAACCTCGGTTAGCCCCAAGAGCTTCGCGGCGAGCAACCGCCCGTGGCCGGCGATGACCACGTCATCGGCCCCGATCAGGATCGGATTCGTGAACCCGAACTCGGCGATCGACGCGGCGATCTGCGCGACCTGATCCTCCGAATGCGTTCGCGCGTTGCGGACATAGGGGATCAGCCGGTCAACCGGCCGGGTCTCGATCGTCATCATGGCTCTGGCCGGAAATCTTTGGACTTTCGGAGATGTTCCAGTTTTATAATCGGAGCGTCCAGATCGGAGACTGACCTGTGACCAGCAAGTCGCAAATAAAGGCGACAAGCACGCATCACCGCCGCGCGCCTGCGCGCGGGCTTGTGCGCATAGAAGTTCGGGCGACGAAGGCCGATGCAGGACTGATCCGCGCCGTGGCCGAGACACTCCGCAACAGGCCGGAGAAGGCCAAGGCTCTGCGTTCAACGTTGGAAAAGGCGCTCATCGACCCTGAGGTCAAGAACGCCTTCGATGTCTTTGGCTCCGATCTTCCGGACGACGCCTTTGCCCGCGTCTTTGATCAGACACGCGGACAGGAGTGGCGTGAAGTCGATAGTTGAGGTTTTTTGCTCGACGAATCCGGCCGCAAGTTCAAGCTGCCGATTTCGCTACCTTGACGCGGACCGATAGTCCGGCCCGTGCAGCCAGATTCACAAGGGCGTCGAGGCTGAAGTTGTCGATCCGCCCGCGCAAGAGATCGTTGAGGCGCGGCTGAGTTATCCCGAGCCGCTTGGCAGACTCGGCCTGCGTTACCTTCCAGTTATCGACAACCTCTCGGATGGCGATCATCACGTCCGATCGTGCCTTCAAATTGGCCGCGTCCGCGGGGGAATCCTCGATCGCATCCCAGACGCTTTTGAACTTTTGCTCCTTCATCGCTCGGCCCTTCGCATCAAGTCCTTGAACCGCGCTGTTGCGAGGTCAAGGTCGCGTTTCGATGTCGCCTGCGACTTCTTCTGGAAGGCGTGAAGCACGTAGACGGCATCTGCGAGCGTGGCGATGTAGATCACGCGAAAGGCGCCAGCGGCGTCTCGAACGCGGATTTCCCGGACGCCGGGGCCGACCGTTTTCATCGGCTTCCAGTCGTCTGGATCAAGGCCACGCTGAACCCGTTCGATCTGGAAACCTGCCTCTCGGCGCGCTCCGTCAGGAAACGAACGGATCGCGTCGAGCGAGTCTCCCACGAAAGAAACCGGCTTCATGTGCCTCTATATCAGGTTCGATATAAAACGTCCATTCCCAAGCATCGACCGATTCGCGCACCCGCGCACCCCGCGGGGGTGCGCACCCAGGGTGCGCAACCGGAATTCTTCTCTGCCGCTGGATTTCGATCGGGCCTTTGCCGCCCGCATTCGCTCGCCGCCGGAAAGAACCTATGGGCCGGGGCATTGCGGGCGCGCGTCCCGCGATCATGCCACCAAAGATGCCGAAAAACGTTTCGTTGTTGAAGCCAAAAGTTCGACGTGTTTTGCGGTTTATGCGCCGTCTAGAGCAGGCCGTCGCGTCGTGCTTCGTCGATGGTTGCGGTCACGCCTTTCTTGCGGCCCTTCGTGCTGCTCGCGATGTACTTGGAATTGAGCCGGTTTGCGATGGTGATCAGCGCAGCAACCCACCGACGCCATGCAACGGCACGCGACAGACCGACCCGCCAGCAGATCGGCTTCCAGCGCACGCCTTCGGCCCGCAGCCACACGATCCGTGCGTCGTCAGGCTCAAGCCATGTAAGCCACGTGAACGTCTCCTCCATGCGGCTGATGGCCTGCGGCGACGGCGCGATCCGCGGCATCCGCGCAGGATCGTAGCCGTATGCTTCGACCGCGGCTCGGATGATCGGCGGCCACGTGCTGAAATAACCGGGCACGCGCGTGTCGGGCAGACGCCGCAACGTGGCGGCTGCTTCCTCGAAGCGGTCCTCGATGTCCTTGGGCGTGTATTTCATTTTGCGTGTGCCTCGTTGACCAGCTGGGAGAGGACGGCCGCATAGCCGGCAACGTCCTTGATGCTGTCGGCGTGCGACCAGTTGTGGCTGAGCCGTGCGAGCTTCACGCCCACCATGCACAGGGCGACCTGCTCGGGCTCGACCTCGAAGCTCAGGATCACGGTCCAGATGCGGGCGATTTCGTCGAACAGCTTGGCGGGAGCGCCGTATTGATCCTCGCGATCGCTGAGGATGCCGGCGAGCTCGTCCAAGAATTCTGCGCGGCCCATGCTCATGCTCCGATTCCATTTGAGATCGCCCAATCGAGAATCGCGAGCGCATCGGCCTCGTTGTCGTCCTTCGGCGCGTAACCGCGTGCCCGCACGGCCTTGATCACGTCGTCCTTCGATGCGTTGCCCTTGCCGGTCGCGTGCCGCTTGATGGTCGCGACCGGCACGCCGAGATACGGCACGGCGTTGCGCTCGCACCACGCGGTGAGGTGGGCGAGGAAGCCGCCATAGACCTGCGCCGCGAGCGTGCCGGCATGCGCACGGACCTCTTCGAATACGATGA